GGAAATAGGAATAGGTACTTTTGAGGGATGTTTTGGAAATCCGCCGCGGAAGGTTTTCCCAATGATGTTCCGAATTGGGGAAAGTAGTTTCGTGGAAATAGGAATAGGTACTTTTGAGGGATGTTTTGGAAATCCGCCGCGGAAGGTTTTCCCAATGATGTTCCGAATTGGGGAAAGTAGTTTCGTGGAAATAGGAATAGGTACTTTTGAGGGATGTTTTATAAATATGGGGATGAGCCGCGGAGGGTTTTCCCAATGATGTCCCAAAATGGGGAAAGTAGTTTATAGACTTATGACTCTCTTAAAAACATGAGGTTTTATAGATATGGTGAGAAATGCGGAAATTCATTGCTCTATAATTCAAAATTCAAAATCAAACAAATATGTTTTGTTATGAAAACATGTTCATATCATATCATATTATATATCATACATATTGTATGTTATATAATGAAAATAATGTAAAAACAACAGCAAAAATAATTAACACAATTCTATATTAACGACGATGGACGATTTATCCGACATATCATACATATTTTTTGCATTTATGGTCGGTATTCCAAAACCACGTAATACATATGTCTGGTTATTTTTTATATACAATGCCGCAGCACTTATCGTGAAATTTTTACCACCTATCTCAAATTCAATACACTGTTTCTCTAATAAATCCGCAATCTTCATGCGAATATCAATATAAATATCATTATTGGTGTCGATATAAATGTGCGACGGAGTTACAGGAATACAGCGAACGATTAGGTCAACTGACGTGTTATCCATTTTACTCAAACTATAGTACAATTCCGTATGCCAAAGAGGAACATAAAATGTCTTGTCCTCGTGTTCTAATACATATATGTTGTTATCTCCCATCAAGTCGTCAAGAGATACGGAAATTACGACGAGATTATCGAGCGCCATTTTACTTCTCATAATCTTCTCAAATAATGCCAACTTCTCGACACTTATATGAAAAGCTTTATGATATGTCGTTATAATCTCGTATATATTATACGCCGTTTCCTTATCCAAGTCTTCAAACATCTTTATTGATAACTCTTGACAATCTTCTACAATTATTTTTATTAATGTGCTTATCGTCAAAGATGTATTCTCCTTAGAGATAACCGTCATTTTTTGCAACAAGGATTGAATAAAGGTACGAAAGATTGACATATAACTATCTGAACCTGCATCGTCGCATCCTGCTTCATGTGTATCTCCCCCATTAAACATATGAGATGCATGAGATTCGTGAGAAATATCGAAATTCAATAAATATAAATATTCGCTATTTATCTTCTTGAAAAATTCACAAGATTCTTCGCTATTTTCATTTTTATCTGGATGATGCTTAAGCGCTAACAATCTATAATTCTTTTTCAGTTCGTCTAGTGTATAATTATATTTTAGATTTAATAATTCACGAGCTTCCTGTACTCTTTTTATATCCATTTACTATTGTTATTAGATTATACATGTAATTTTCTAAGTGATAAATTGGTCTATAATTATTATTATAATATTGTAAAAATATATTCGTTTTTAATAAAATATCAGAAATATTATTCTCGTTTATTAAGTTAACATGTATTAGTGCTTTCAATATATACCATATACACTCATTTATTTCCAACTCGTATATTAATATGTCGTACAATATATCGCGAAATGCTAAGAAATCTATTTTATCAGGATTCTTTATATTATCTATTATTGCATTACAAATACACTCATGTGGATCCGTTAAGGATGTTATATGCGTAATTACATTTTTTATATTAGATATATTCTGAATATTTGTACATTTTAACTGTCCATTTATTGCGTTTTTTACAGAAAAACATTTATTATAATTCGAAATCTTAGGACGAGGGATGCTTATGATTTGAGAATTGTTAATTATATTATCCGGTATAAAACTTATATTCTCTGTTATAATTATAAAAATAAGTTTAATTTTGTTCAAATACTGAGACTGCATATAACTATAAAATATATCGAGCAACTCACTATGTATTTTATGGAAATATTTGCACAATATTATACCATGTGTATTCGTCCTCGTAGATACAACATCATTTATTTGATTATAGATATCATTCCACAAAATCTTAGAATTACACCCTAGTAATGACATGTCCACTTCGAAATGTATGTCGCTCATCTTTATTATAAAATTATCCTTGTTTGAGTTTATAGTAAGACGTTTCTCGTACTTTAACTCGCTTGCACTGTATCTTTTTATACAAGATAATGCCTGTGTATATTTTCCAATACCTTTTGGACCATAAAAAATAATATTTTTCAAATTTTCGACTTTCGAAGGGAAAGTATCATACAACTTGTTTAATTTCGGATGAAGCGAACATTTTGTATTAGACGAAATATAATCATCAAAATGCGTTTCGAGGAATTTCATCATTTAACTAATATGGATATGTAATGTGTAATATGTAATACAAATGAATACTATTTTAATTTTAGATTTTAGATTTAAATTGTATTTTGGGTAAATGTATTTTATTAAAATACAATACTCGGAAATACTTAAATATATAATAAGAATTACACTAGAGTAAATACTATTACAAATTAAAAACCGTGTAATTTATAAAATGAAACTTATTGACACAAAACCGGAAAATTTCAATTCAAATTATATATATTTTAATGAACCAATTCAGAATACAATTATAAATGAAAGTCGATTTATAAGAATATTATATTCTACTCCTAATATTATATTTAATGGTATAAATATTTTATTAAAAATAAATATAGACTGCATAGATAAGCAGTACAATAAAAATATTATATACTACAATATCGATAAAAATACCGAAACTATAAATAATATAAAAACCATAGAAAATATTATTCTGAAAAAATACTTATCGGATAAAGCACCGGCACATAATTTAGAAGCACAAGTGAATACAGGAGTACTAAAATTATTTTCCGATTCAAATGAGAAGAGAAAAAATATAGATGTTATTCTAAAAATATCGGGGTTATGGGAAGATAATAACTCTTATGGTATAACTTATAAATTTTTATCTGTTTTGTAATATGTAGGTATTATGATGTAGTATATAAATATATGCAAATTACTATATGCAAAACTACAATATAAATATAATAAGTAATAAACTATTATTTATTATATTCAAAAATAGTAAATGAGAAATTTGCTAATAACAGGCGGTTGTGGTTTCATTGGTTCAAATTACATAAATTATATTTTCAATAAATATAATGATTTTAATATTATAAACATAGATGCAATGTACTATTGTGCTTCTGAAACGAATATAGACGAAGATATTAGAAATTCGGAACGTTACAGACTAATTAAGGGGAACTTGTGTTCGTATGACCTAGTATACCACATTATTACAAATTATAAAGTAGACTATATTATACATTTTGCGGCACAAAGCCATGTTCAGAATTCATTCGAAGATGCTCTTCAATATACGAAAGACAATATTGTAGGGACACACAATCTATTAGAAGCGGCTAGAAAATATGGCAAAATTAAAAAATTCATACACGTTTCTACCGATGAAGTATACGGTGAGTCAATGATACAACAAAATGAAAGTAAAAAAACGGAAGAAAGTATATTATGCCCTACAAATCCGTATGCCGCAACAAAAGCAAGTGCAGAACTTATTGCGCAATCTTACTATTACTCTTTTAATATGCCTATTATCATTACAAGAGGTAATAATGTGTATGGACCGAATCAGTATCCTGAAAAAATAATACCAAAGTTTATAAAGCTTTTATGTGAAGATAAAAAGGTAACAATACAGGGAGATGGTTCTAATGTGCGTGCTTTTATCCATGTGGCGGATGTAGTAAAAGCGTTTGATATAATACTTGAAAAAGGTATTATTGGGGAAATTTATAATATAGGGTCAGACGATAATGAAGAATATACGGTAAAATATGTTGCTGAAATGTTGATTAAGAAAATAAAAAAGACAGACAACTACGGGGAATATATTGAGTATATTACCGACCGCCCATTTAATGACAAACGGTACTATATAAGTAATGAAAAAATTAAGAAACTTGGTTGGGACATAACAGAAAATTTTGAGGAAGGGATTGACAATCTTATTAGAATGTACAATACAAGTTAGTAAAACAAATTAGTAAAATACAAATTGGTAAATACAAATTAAAAACAAAATTATAAACTATACAATAGAACGGTGATGAAGGTTTTATTGTATGGTGCAAATGGATGGATTGGACAAAAGGTACATGATTTATTACTCAGCGGTGGACACACTATTATAGTAGGTAATATGAGAGCTGAGAATAGCAGAGACCTTGAAGAAGAAATAAAACAAGTCAATCCTACAAATATAATTTCCACAATTGGAAGAACACACGGAACAATAGATGAAGTTAAATATACTACAATAGATTACCTAGAACAGAAGGGGAAACTACGTGAAAATGTTAGAGATAACCTGTATTCTCCGACGGTGATTGCTATTATTAGTAATAAATATGGAATACATTATGCGTATTTGGGAACGGGATGTATATTCACGTATGATGGCGATGAACATCCGTATGAAAAAGAACAGGGTGGTTTTGCGGAATGTTCTAAACCGAATTTTTTTGGGTCGTCGTATTCTATTGTAAAAGGGTATACGGATATGATTATGAAAATGTTTGATAATGTGTTAAATGTGCGGATTCGAATGCCGATTACTGATGAAATAAACGGTCGAAATTTCATAACGAAAATTACGACATATAATAAAATATGTTCGATAAGTAATTCGATGACGGTTCTTCCCGAATTATTGCCGATTATGATAGACATGTGCGAAAAAAATGTGACAGGAACTGTGAACCTTACGAACCCTGGGTTAATAAGTCACAATGAGATATTGGAAATGTATAGGGAAATAGTGGATAAAGACTTTACATGGAATAATTTTAGTATAGAAGAACAACGACAAATATTGGCGAGTGAAAGGTCGAATAATTTTCTAGATACGTCGCGACTTGAATCGCTTTATAACGTGAAAGGCATCAAAGAATCTGTGCGAGACGTTCTATATAAAATGAAAGAGGTGGTTGAGAAGCGTGAGATTTGAGTTAATTCAATTCATGTAAATAATATATCAAAACTAAAATATCAAAACTTTACGCGTTTCTCTAAAAACAGGTTGAAAAAAGACGTAATATTACTTCCATAATACCGACAGTTAAAATATTAAGAATAAATAATACGATACTCAAATATAATGTTCCTATAGACGGCTTACTTAGAGTGCCTACTGTAGGACTAATGCAGTTTAAGTTTCCTTGTAAGTAACTATAAATAAGAGCTAACTGAAAGAAAATGAGAATACCCGAGTAGTCGGAGAATTTGTAATATTCAGGGTCCACTTGATATGTGTTGATCATTTTAGAAAATGAAATAGACTGGCGAATAATAACGAACAATATAATAAACAAAGCAAATATTTGGAAAAAACTAGGATATAAACTAGAACAAGATGGGGAATTTTTAACTTTAAAATAGTAGGAAATAACAGCAAGTAAAAGACCAAAAAGAGCAACACTTGTAAAAATATATCCAACGAATGTTGCAAAAGCCGGACCTTGGTCATCGCCCATACTGAGAGATGTAAATACCATCTTAATAATAATTCCAACAAATGCTAAAAGAATACAAATATTAATCAAATAATAAATCGTCTTAAATCTATAACTAACTTTGTCAATTGGTGAAAAATTTGCAGTTGGACTAGTATTTTGCATTTTATAAATTATGGATAGAGTATACTATAAAATATATTATTATTTTTTTTAACAGAATTAATAATTATATGGTATATAACAAATAAATCTAATATATAACAAATAAAATCTAATATATAACAAATAAATCTAATATATAACAAATAAAATCTAATATAAAATAAATTCTATATACTATATTATATATAACAATATATTTTACTATATAAATGAATGGACAAAATAAAAATACATTTACCGAACACCCTCTAATACCACGTGAGCAGACGTATTGTTTGGATAGAAAGCTATTAACGATTCATTCCGAGGATAGAGACGTTTGCGCATATCCTAATTCAGCCTTTTTCGAAATTACTCTTCCACAGTCGTTAAGGAATGTACAATCCATACGATTGATTGAGTCAAACTTTCCGTCAATTAATGATGTTTTTACTACGATAAAACAAAATACAAAGATGTCATTTAGTGTTACAATATCAGGAAATATATATTTATTGCAAATTACAATTGAAGAAGGGTTATACTCCCCGGTACAAATGGCGAACGAACTCACAAACCTTATGAATAAAGCAGTATCCAATTTGGTTATTCCGGGGTATACTAATTTTGTAGTTATATATAACGAAGTAAGTCAAAAATTATTTTTTGGTAATAAACAAGACCGGTTTAGATTATTATGTGATAAAATAGAAGACTATAATAATCCTAGCAATAGTCAATCTGTAAACTGTCAAGTTAGCCCTCCAAATGAAATAAGTTATTGTAGAAATACAAAATGGGGTCTTCCATATTTTTTAGGGTTTAATAAAGAAGCATATGATGCTACACAAACGCCGATTACCGTACCTCTTAATAATGAATACAAAAATGCAACATTTGACATTTTTTACAACTGGTTACCGGGAGGCGGATACTATATAATACCTCCAAATGTTATAAACACTTTAGGAGATAATGTTTTTTATATGGATATGTTCGAATATAACCAAATGGACGAGCTTCAGCCTTACCCAAGAGGAACAAACTCAGCTAAAATTAATACTTATGGAGGTATTGTGAATTCATCATTTGCCAAAATACCGATTTTAGGTGTGCCTGTTTCTCAGTTTTTTGATTCCAGAAACTCTCAGCTTCAAAATTTCTCACATTTTTTTCCACCCCTTGAAAGGGTATCTAAATTAAAATTCAAATTTCGTTATCATAATGGGACTTTGGTTAATTTTAGTAATAACGATTTTAGTTTCACATTACAGTTTGATTGCTATCGGGATGAAATAGCGCGTGATTTGAAACTGCGCGTTCCTGCTCAGTATAGGATGTAAGAGTATAACAAACATAAATAGCATTATATGCGGAACACAATAATTTTGTATTATTCTAAAGAATACAAAATTATTTTATGTAACAAGTGGATAGTTAGATTTGTGCTTGTGCCTGTCCTTGTGCTTGTGCTTGTCCTTGTGCTTGTGTTTGTGCTTGTGCTTGTCCTTGTGCTTGTGCTTGTGCTTGTGTTTGTGCTTGTGCTTGTCCTTGTGCTTGTGCTTGTCCTTGTGCTTGTGCTTGTCCTTGTGCTTGTGCTGTATTATCATAATGTTTAATATTTTTCTTTTTTGTTACTCTTTTTGATTTTTTATACTTTTTATGTTTTGTTTGTCTTTGTTTTCTTGATTTTTTTATTTTTTTTCCACCTCCTAATTCTGGGGTTTTTACTTCATATTTTGGTGCAGGTTGCTCTAGGTTGGTTGGTGAGTCTAATAATTTGGAAGGTAACGCAGCTGGTGTAAGTGGCTGAGGTAACTTTATATCGGTTGACGAATCTGATAAATTTGTAGTTGACGCAGCTGGTTCAGGTAACTTTATACCGGTTGACGAATCTGATAAATTTGTAGTTGACGCAACTGGTTCAGGTGACTCTATAACGGATGATATAGGTGACACAGATGCAGGTGACGCAGCTGGTTCAGGTGACTCTATAACGGATGACATAGGTGACCCAAATGCAGGTGACGCAAGTGAACCAGAATCGGCTGACAATTCATCAGCGTGTGGTATGGGTTGTGTAGCATCTTGTGTAGCATCTTGTGTAGCATCTTGTGTAGCATCTTGTGTAGCATCTTGTGTAGCATCTTGTGTAGCATCTTGTGTAGCATCTTGTGTAGCATCTTGTGTATTATCTGGTGTGTCATCTTTTTTCTTTTCATTTGAACCGAATAAACCTGAAAACCACCCTGTTTTTTTTTCTTCAGGTTTTTCAGATGCATCACTTTCTTCTGTCTGTGATTCTGATTGTGACTTAGCATATTTTTCCTTTAATTCATTTAGTCTCTTTGCCTTTTCGGATAGGTCTATAATACCACTTGTCAACTCTTCGCATAAAGTTGATATATCATTCTGTATTTTTTTATCGGCTACTTTTTTGCTTTGTTCGAATAATGGTGAAAGTAAAGAACCGAAATTCATATTATATATATGACGGTATAAAATATTATGAAAAAAATATAAATAAAAATACAAATAAAAATATAAATAAAAATATTATTTATATTTCATTGCCAATATACCATAATATACCATAATATACCATAATATACCACGATAAACTATAATTTATAAGTTGTATGTATCCATTCCACAATATTCGCTACAGGGCACACTTTATAATCTTCTGTAAATCCCTTAATTTTTAAAAATGTCGGATTTTTCATCAACGATGTTTTATAAAATATATAGTCTCCATATTTTCCATTCCTTATACTTATTTCATCCGTTATTGCTCTAACCATTCCTTTTACTGCTATTTTATTTCCTATAGTTTCATTTGTACCGCCAACATCTCCACCGCCACCCACTACACTATTCACACCTCCTTGTTGAGATGAATCAATTATTTTAATAATATCGTGGTACATAATCGTACTCGGGTTTTTATTCTTTGGAAATAACCCCGATAAAGACTTCTTCTGTTCGCCCCATACAAAATATAATCCATATTTACCTCTTTTTAATATAATCTGTTCTCCTTCATATATACCAAGCTTGATTCCCCCCATGTCAATATTCCCTTTTTCATCTACTACATCCCCTAGTTCATATTCCCCCCTTTTAAGTTTTGCTACATCTATATCCTTCTTAACACTTTTATATTCTATCTTTTTTTTACCTGCTTCGTCAAGCGTTGTATGTTTAATTACCGGACCCTTACTCCCCACCATATATACATGACTTTCATCAATCGTAACAGTATCTTTTTGTATATTCTTATCTTTTAATGCGGTAGTTAGTTGCTTGACATTATCCAAACAAAACCGGCATGTTTCGGTATATAAAATATCACCCTTTGCTACTTTGTCTAAATCATCTTCCATTTTTTTCGTAAAATTATATTCAAATAGAGGTTCAAAATGCTGGATTATAAATTCCATCACAATAACACCCAACGGCTGTATGATTAGTTTATTTCGTTCATTACCAAACTCTCGTTCTGTCGGCATTTCAAGTAACTCATCGGGTAGAAGCTCGAAATCCGTACATTTCACCTTTTTACCAACTACATCTCCCTTCTCCACATACCCTCTCTTCTGTATCTTTTCTATAAGGGATGAAAACGTAGATGGGCGACCAATACCTTTTTCTTCTAGTAATTTAATAAGACCTGCCTCAGTATAATGTGATTTAAGCTCATTCATTGTAACGGTAGCTTTAATTTTATTATAAGGAATAGTACAATTTTTTTTAATATTTTGTAAGTAGTTGTAGTTTGGATTTTCTTTGTCATAACCATCCACCGCTTTCCATCCAGGGAACTCGATTAACTCGGTTGTATATTTATATTCGTTGCTTTTTGGGGCAGTTAAATGGGCGGTTATTGTAACACCCGTTGCGTGCGACATACAGCTTTCAACTGCATTTGTCCATATCAGTTTATATAATTTTTGTTCCCGTGATGTAAATGTATCCGGAATCTTCAGTGTAGAGATATTTGTTGGGCGAATCGCTTCATGTGCTTCCTGGGCTTTAACACCCTTGTCGTCCGAACCCGAACCCGAACCTTTATTCGCTTTTCCTGTTTTACCTTGTTTTGCGGATGTACCCGAACCGTCGCCACCACCACCAAAACCTAGAGCAAGGTATTGTATATCCGGATTGATATACTTGTCGCTCCATTTTTCGGATATATACCTCTTGGCATTCTCAATAAATTCCGGGCTATATGTTCGCGAATCGGTTCTCATATACGTAATAAACGAACCTTCGTATAGTTTCTGACAGATTGACATTGTCTCCGATGGAGAATAATTATGTTCACTACTCGCTTTCTGTTGTAGCGCGCTCGTTGTAAAAGGACAAGGTGGAGCCTTTGACACCTTTTTTGGCGGCGACAATGTAAACACGTGGTCATGATTTACACTTTCTTCCAAAAATTCCTCTGCATCTTTCGGGGTTTCGTACTGACGGCTAAGATTAAAAGGCAAATTCAGTTTTGTAAAATACCCCACAGTATTATATACCATTTTTCCTGGGGAGGAGTCGATATCTTTTTGGTTATCGAATACCAATCGCAACGCTGGTGTTTGACACCGTCCAGCGGATAAACTATTTTTAACACTCGATGCAATGTGTGTCCATAGCTGTGGGGAAATATGATATCCGACCAATAAATCCAATATTTGTCTAGCAAACTGGGCATACACCATATTCATGTTCAAAGTTCCAGGTGTACTTACTGCACGGTCAATCGCCGTCTTTGTAATTTCATGGAAAATAATACGGGGTGTCGTCTCAACTGGCAACTTGAACATGTCGCAAACATGCCACCCAATCGCCTCACCCTCGCGGTCATCATCCGTCGCAATAATTACATTACCCATACACAATTCTATTTCGCTTTTAATACGGGAAATCTGTTTTGATTTTTCCTCCATAGATGAAAATTTGAGAGTGAAGTTATCCATATGAATTGATTTTAAACCGTCTAGTGTGCGGAAGTGCCCGAATGTTGCGATGCATTTATAGCCGGGACCAAGATATGATTCTATTTTGCTACATTTTGCAGGAGACTCTACGATAACGAGGGTTGTCATGCTAGGTGCGTTTGCTTTTGAGCGTTTAGACATTATGGTGTCTGATTATGATATGATGCTATAGAAGGAAATGTTTATGTATTTATAGTGTAATATTAATTATTTCAATTTTAGAAAATATAATTAATATTGCGGAATGCAAGATATTGAATTCACTATACCGAAGATGAAGAAGATGACGAAGACGGTATAGTAGTAGTAGTAGTAGTAGTAGTAGTAGGAACCGGATTCTTTGCTTTAAATTCTGACCATGAAATCTTTTTCACAACTGGCGGTGTTGCGTGGTCTTTATTTCCGTTTCCATGCGAATGGTCGTGTGCCTTATTTATATTGTCAGCCTTTTTAATAGCACTGTCGATGTAAATCGATTTCAATAACTTACCTACTTCATATGAACCATTATGCTGGTCTAACTTTCCATCCTCAATTTGCTTAAGAATATGAAGTAACTGGAAAAGAACATTTAAATCGATTTCATCCTTTTTTACCTTATTGAAAATATCGGTGTAGTTATTAAAAAGAAAGGGGCACCTAGATACACAAATATTATCAAACTGCACAGGGTTACTTTTAGACAGTCTTTGATACTCTTTCTTAATTTTAAGAAGAGTCATAATGTCATCGGTAAGAGGCTTGCTATGTTTTAGTTCGCGAATATTGTTTGTGTTATCTGCTACATCATTGGCGCGTATTAGTTTATCTAATTGTAAACGTTCTTGAGGATTCATAGTTATACGTAAATATATTATGTATTATATATTCTGTATTATAGATTTATTTTTAAGTTATAACGAATGCAATTTATAATACTGATAAAATAAAAAATAAAATATATAAAATATATATAGAATATACATAGTAGATAAATGAGTTCAATAGGTGGTATAACACCCGCAAAATTTTCAATGCCAGCCATGCCGGCTGTAAATAGCGGTGGAGAAAATTATGCCATTAGAATGGCATCAACACAGGCTTTTACACAGGTTGGAAATGGTAACTTATCAGGAGGCGGTAAGCGGCGACACCGTAACAATGTGACAAAAGTAATGAAAGGTTGCAACAGTAAAAAGACAAGAAGACATAATAAAAATAAACGACACGGTAAGAGAATATTTAGAGGAGGAAGTAGTATTACACCCGCAGTTACAGGTGGTGGTAAAATCGAGCTTACTATGCCCGGTGGTTCATCTCCTACTCAAATTGGCACACTGCAAACTTTAACCGAAGGACTATTTGACGCACAAACATCTGGTGGAAATATTGCACCAGCTATTCCTCCTCTAGCTACGTCAAATTTTTCAGGTGGAGGAGTAAGTAGACGAAGACGTAGAAATACAAAATATAGAAGATTAAGGTATAAGAAAAGCATCGGGCGTAAAAGTAGGTGTTTTAGACGCAGTGGTCGACGTTAAAAGAAACACGAAACGTAAAACGTAAAATGTGAATTACGAAATGTAAAATATAAATGTAAAATATAATAATCTAAAATAATATATTATTATTATATTTTAATATGAAGACCAGCGATTTATTAAATTCAATATTTATTATAGCAGTATTTATAGGTTTATATATTGCAAATATTTTAGCAATAGGAAAAAAGAATATAGAAAAGAACTGGCCAATTTACAGATGTAGTCCTTTAGTAATGCCTTTTGCGAATATGTTTGGACACGATACTATGAAAAATTTTACATACTGTATTCAGACAATGCAAACCGACTTTATGGGACCATTCTTAGCCCCTTCAAACTATACAAATGCTGTTGTTGCTGAAAATATAAAGACGACAAATAAGACCAACATGAATACAATGGGAATGTTTGCATACATCCGAAATACCGTCATGAACAACTTTTCAGGTTTATATAATGTATTTGGTAATTTGGGGGTGATACTACAATATATGGTGAACAAAATAAAAGATATGATAAGCAAAGTTACAGGTATATACATGGCTACATTTTCTATATTGCAGGCTTCTGGTATTACTGCCGAATCAACATGGAAAGCATTGCCAGGCAAGTTATTAAGAGCTTTACCATCTTAGTATGTAACTTTTAACTATATTTTTATATTCAAGATATAATAATTCATTATACGATAAAAATGAATTATTATAGGTTATGTATATAGTAATACTAATTTATATATTTAGTATATATGGATTCTAAGGCTATACCAACACCTATAACACAAATAACGCCAATAACGCCAGTAACACCAATAATACCAATATTCAAAAAAATAAATGATATATATGTTAAATCATCATATTTAGAAAAATATGGAGGTTCCGTAATATTCACAATATTCGCGATACTAATTGTTTTCTTTTATTTCATTTATCTGAATATTCAAAATAATAAAGAAATCGTAAAAAAAGATTGGGCAAATAATAAATGCAGCCCGGCATATTTGCCATTTGCTGGTGTCATCATGGAACCCAAAGATATGAGCAATATGGAGTATACAATAAAGAATTTTTCCGAATGTTCGGAAGTAATATTGAAGGACATCATACAAGTTGCCCTTGCACCACTTGAAGCTGCGTCCATTTTAATTAGTGCAAGTGTAACTATATTAACCGGTGTTACAACTAACATAATGGGGGCAATCGCCGGTTTTAGAAGTAATACGATTCAAAAAGGATCAAAAGATGCAGCTGAAAAACAAACCGTATTTTCATCTATATTGGCAAAAGTCATAGGCAAGGTTAGATCGGCATTAAGTAAAGGAGAAGGTATTTTAACTGTTATTTTTTATGTATTTTTTTCAGCATATAAAGCAGCGGCATCTGTTTTTTATGTTATTTTATTCGGAGAGGCAATCATATTATTAATTATGTTTGCCGTTTTGTATATTGCATGGGGAATATATTTATTTCTTATGGCAGTTATTTTTACTATACCTGTAGCAGGACTTTATTTATGGGTACCAATTGGGCTTACTGTAATATATGTTGCATTTATGATTATGATTTTAGTTTTAGTCATTTTTACAGCTTCCGTTATTGCGAAAACAAGATAATAAAATTTTTTTACTATACTTTAAAAATATAACATTTTAATTAATGGAATACAATGGAATATATTATAAAAAATAATTATTTATTTAGGAAATAAATACAATATTATAACAATAAAAAAACAATATTATACAATAAATAATTATTTTTATCTAAGATTTATGTATAAGAAATAATAAATATGAAAAATATATTTAAATCCAGATTTTCATTAATTGCTATTTGTATTGTACTCGGTATTTTGATTGGTTCATTCGCGTTATGCGGGTGCAGAATGAATCGTGGGTTACTAGAGGGTATGGACCCGAATCAAGAAGGGACAACAGGAGGGGAAACCAAAGAAGAAAAAAAAAAAGAAGAACCTCTTCAATCTAGTCTGAGCCCGGCAGAATATTCAAGTTCTGCTGAAAACCCCGTAGGAGTTGGAGGGATTGCAAGTGGTTTGGCAAATATTGGAGCAAATTTAGAATCCGGTGGTGACGGGAATGCGATAACTAGTTCAATTGCAAAAGCATTACAAACCGCTATTCCTCTTCCAGGTCTTGTGTCTAGCAACACCGAAAATTTTCAAGTTTCAAAACCTCTTGGATGGAAATCTATGGAAGAGAATCAGAGCGATGATGTGAACTTATCTACCTGGGTTTCTGATGCAATAAAATACTCCAAGGGAATGGGAACCGAAGATCGTCTCAATAGTCTTCAATATAATAGCGGTCCTCCTATCCCTCTTCCTGAAGGACAGATGTTTTTCTTTAAAGACACAAAATTCAGCCCATCATGTTGCCCCAGTACATACACTAGTGGTATCGGATGTGCCTGCATGTCAAAGAAACAGTTCCAGCATTTAACAGAGCGCGGAGGAAACCACACAATTCCCAATAATAGGACCTCATACTTTAATGAATTTTAAGTAAGAAAAAATGTATCTTCATATTTGTAATATTCACAATATTATTTCATATTCATAAAAAAATATAAAATAATATATTCGGCATAGGGTATAGGGTTCTAGTCTAGTCTACCACTAAATAATTTTCGAATTACAAATACATATTAATTGCCGACTTATTTATGTTACTTTCATCCTTCTTGATAAGATTATTAATAACATCGCTTGTAACAGTAAACGGAAACTCTACTACCAGTGTATTCTCCTTTTCGAACAAAGTCGTTCCCGGCTTCACTAGACGATACAAATTCAGTTTCTTATATACAATTTCAATACAGCGTTTCAGATTTCGAACACCATCCTCCTTATCCGTATAATTCTCAATGATATAGTTCAGTGTTGTATCGGGAATAATAATATCACCCTCTTTGAAATTTACTTCATAGCGAATCTTGGGAATCAAATACTGTTTCGCAATAACAATCTTGTCCTTCACTTGGTACCCCGTCGTCTTGATTTTATACATGCGGTCAAGCAGAATCGGATTTACTTTAAGAGGATCATTGTAACTAAATATAAACAGACACTTGCTCAGGTCAAAATCAATCTCCGCAAAATACTTATCGTGAAACTGCGAATTCTGTGTTGTATCCGTCAAGTGTGTCAAAATTCCAATAATCTCCTCTCCCTTCGGCGTTTCACTAATTTTATCCAACTCATCAAAGTAAATCACCGGATTCATCGACTTTGAACGTATCAAAATATCCACGATTTTACCCCACGTACTTCCCTCATACGTATACGAATGTCCCTCCAAATAACTACTATCCGTCGCACCCCCTAGTGGAATAAACGCAAACTCGCGATTCAAAATCTTACTGATTCCCTCCTTCACAAGACTCGTATTATGTGTTACCGTAAAGTCACCCAACAAATATTTGTGATTATTGTCCAATTCGAATCCATAGTATTTGCCCCATCCACGCGGCTCTATCGTAATACCCATAACCATACTATCCTTATTGATAACTCTTTCACTTATCGCCATTTTTCGAGGACACTTTACTGGAATGGCGGACAAGTTATCACCCGATATATGTATTCTATGATATGTCCCCGTCCTTTTTTCGTTCATATACATGCATGATTTTTCGCACTCTTTCATATTCGCTGAAAATCCGAGAGACCTAGCTACAAACAATATATCATCTGCTAAAACTTTGTTTTTTTGAATAACGTCGTACCCCTTGGATTTCTGACAATAAGAACCGTCCGTGTCAATAATTCCAGCAAGAAGTTCCAGCCGCGTTTTTCTGTCATTGATTTTGTAATCGTCGGGAATATGTTTTTTGCCAATCAACTTGTAATCTTTCAACACTTCTAAGAATTTGTTTTTGTTATTTCTGGTATCATGTTTGTGCATATCATATGAAATACCATACGTATATTCGGCTCTATGGACCATATTCAAGTTATACTTTCGAAGTTCTGTCCTCAAGTAGTGCAAAACCGCGGCATCCTGATTCGTAATTTCGGATTTTTTCGAAGTACCGTCACCCAGCCAAGCACCAATAATGTAAGGGTCAAATGGTACAGTTTTGCTAGAGAACTCTGCGCCACGTTTATATCCCTTCAAATTTGTTCGAATATATTTAGGCAACTTTAATAACGTTTTTACGGGAATTTCAATATAATCGTGCTCAAGTTTCATTTCGTCTAGATATTTTGTCGCATCTTCCATATTGTCGAAACGTCTGCTGTGTTGTTTATAATCATTCTTATCAAAATAAAACACTTTGTATCTAGTTTCTCCCGACGTCGTCTTTACATTCTTTATAAAATTCATTCCCGACTGCTTCAAACACATTATGTGTTCAGAATTTACACCATATTTTTCCCCATTTGTATGAACAATATCAAACATGTCATCTTCGCCTCTGCCAAGCGAAACTACATTTCTACACTTTGAATCGTCTCCCATAACTTTATCACCTACTACAATATCTTGCACCATTTTTACCGAGCCGTCATACATCAAAATGGGTGTATCAACCGCGTGACATTTACCTGTGCCCATCGGACCATTGATGGCAATCGCTGTGCCCATAGCGGCAGGGTTTGAAATCCACTGTCCCAACATTTGCATAATTTGCATTTTTGCATCATTTAGACCGTACACGGCGCCATCAAGTGTAGACTTCGCGGTTTCCATAAATTCGTGACACTTTTCAATTCCATCCGAAATCGTGAGAGGAAGGTTGCAATGTTTTCCAAATGGTATCTGCATAAACGTATCAACCCAGTTTTTAATTTTATAGTATTCACCAGCGCCCGGCTCCATATAGCGCAAATTCGTAATCTTCTTTAATGCAATCGCCTTGAATGCTTGAGGGATATTGGATTGCAGGAGCGACAGACGATAGGGCTTGTCTGTAATCGTCAATTTATTCAAGTCTTCCAGTTCTTTCAACACTGCCGTCTGCTCGGTTGTAGTCAAATTATCTTTAAAATATTTCAAATCATTTGTGGAATTCTTCTTTCGCAACATTTTTTTGAAGGTTTTCACATACTTCTTTTGCTGGCTCTTTACCTTCTTCTCCTCCCTGTCCTTGTATTCCTTCTCTTTTTTTACCATACTTGCCAATGTTTCGCGTGCAATACTGTCATTTTTATTATGTTTCAAAATTTCCTCCATCTGTGCCTTGATTTTCTGAATTGTTTCGAGTGACTCACTCTCATTCGTCAGTATCTCGCGCGAACCTTTGGTTTTAGAATCTTTCGAATTATCTTCACGTTTCGTTTTCTTAGAATTATATTTGTAACCCTTAATATCGCCACCAGTAGCATCTTCATCCTCGTCGGGATGATAATCTGGGTCATCTTCGTCGTCATCGTCGTCATCGTCATCAGAATCATATTCCGAGTCTTCATCGTCATCGTATTCGTCATCATCATCGTATTCGTCTTCGTCATCATCATAATCAGATTCCCACTCTTCTTCAGAGTCATAATCAGAGTCGTCTTCATCGCTGTGACCACCTTTTTTATCATTCATCAAATTAATTACAATATTGAATTTACCACTCTGTAACTGCTCTTTCGCAAATTCCTCAAAACCAGCAGAATACTGATCATCACCTGTGTCGCTATCAGTATCCGAACAAGTTGTGCTCGTACTCGAAGTGTCATCTTCATCCTGAGGAGGCGGCGGCGGATTATGTGAACCCTTTTTTTTACCTTTTTCGATAGGCTTATTTTCTTTTGATTTTGTTGCCTGTTCCAATGCAGCCTTTGCAGCACTCCTTGTCACTTTTTTATTTTCACCGACATCAACTGATTTCTTATTAGAAGAATTAGTAGTGGAGTTTCTAGATGTTTTAGCGGGTTCGCGTGCGCCTCCACCTCCACCTGCACCTGCAGACGAACCTTGTTCAAGCTTCAAAATACGATTATTAATATACTTGGATGGAAACATTTCAGCCAACATTTTTCTATACTCGACGATATCAAATTTTTCCTTGCTATTATCAACGTGACCATCATCGTCTACTTCATTTTCACTGTCATTGCTATTACCACCTTCACTATCAGAATCTTTTCCTTTTTTATAATTTTTTTCATCTCCCTTTTTCAAATCTTTTGACGTATTGTCTCCTTTTTTAGAATTTTTCTTCATATTTGTTATAACAGGCATGACAGGATTAACGCTTTGAGTTGTATATATATAGATTAATGTTTTTAGATAGCTTCAATTTAATATATTAAATAATAAAAGTAAATAAAATATAAAATATGAAATAGTTGCATGATACAAGACGTAATAATATTGATAAATAGTTATATATTTGTGCATAGTATAATATAGTAGTTAAAGTATAAAAGTTATTGCAAGAAAAGTTAGAACCATATTATATTTCATATTTATTTAAGGAATCATAATTAATTATTATTTTGTAATTAAGAAAATTGATAAACAATCTAAATATTATTCTATTAATATAAGAAGGAAATGTTTTCTCAAAAAGGTCAATCAAAATTAGCAGTTCAGAATGTATCTTCAATTATTGGAATTCAGTTTAGTATAATGTCGCCCGAAGAGATCAGAAAGTCTTCGGTTGCTCATATTACGGACAGAAATACATATGATAATAATAGACCGGTGGTCGGCGGACCATTTGATTCTCGCATGGGTGTACTTGAACCTGGTCTGATTTGCCCCACGGACGGATTAGACTACATGCAGACGCCGGGATATTTTGGTCATATTGAATTGGCACGACCTGTATTTTATATTCAATATTTGACAACTGTTAGAAAAATTCTGAGTTGTGTTTGCATAAAGTGTAGCAAACTTCTTATTAGCAAAGAAACAAATAGTAGATTTATGGAAATGAAGTCGGACCAACGATGGAATAATGTCTTTCAATATTGCAGCAAAGTTAAGCGTTGTGGCGAGGATACACACGATGGTTGTGGTTGTCTTCAGCCGAAGCGAATCAAAAAACAGGATATGGCAACATTGGTCGCCGAGTGGGAAAATACGGAAGCAGATGAAGGTGCAGAAGGTGAGGCAAAGAAGAATTTGACAATGCATTTGACCCCTGAGGTCGTCATTAAGATTTTCCGGCGAATTTCCGACGAGGATGTGTCGTTTATGGGATTCAGTCCGCAATTTTCACGCCCTGATTGGATGATTTGTCAAGTGTTGGCTGTCCCTCCTCCGGCAGTTCGACCCTCAATCAAAATGGATGGTCAGCAAAGAAGCGAAGACGATATTAGTCACATTTTGGTAAATATTATTAAGATGAATAAAACACTTCAGGAAAAAATAAATGACAAGTCGCCGCAAAAAGTCATTGATGGATGGCACGACGTGCTCCAGTACTATGTTGCTACTCAAATAAATAATAATATACCGGGTGTTGGTCAAGTCGCGCAACGGTCAGGACGTCCTCTTAAGTCGATTATGGACCGCCTGAACGGGAAGGGCGGACGCGTGAGAGGCAATTTGATGGGAAAACGTGTTGACTTTTCTGCGCGTTCAGTGATTACACCTGACCCTAACTTGTCGATTCGCGAACTGGGAATTCCTTTAAAAATTGCGAAAAATATTACGAAACCGATTACGGTAAATGATTTGAATAAGAGTTTCTTAATGAAGTTGGTGCGGAATGGTCCGGATGAGTATCCAGGTGCGAAGATTCTGGAGAAGAAAAACGGAGAGAATATTTCGCTGCGTTATGCTGACCGCGAGAATATACATATTGAAAATGGGGATATTGTTCATCGGCATATCATGGATGGCGATGGTGTTTTATTTAATCGTCAACCTACACTGCATAGAATGAGTATGATGTGTCACATCGCGAAGGTGATGTTTCAAGGAGATACATTTAGAATGAATGTCGGTGATACGAAACCATATAATGCGGACTTCGATAAACTCTCTGTCGAAAACAGGAGGCGTTAAAAGCGTGCTACCTCCTAGTTGAATTTACGTGTATATATATGTTCACGTGATTCAGCAAAACACCTTGATGCGGGAAACTCCTTAGAGTCTTTGACTACCACCTTGTAGTAGAAATATTACAAGGGAACTCGGTTAATAGCCGAAACCAATGGTAATAATGTCAAAGAATTGGACAATCCGCAGTGTTACTTCCTAAGGTCGCTTGGTAGACTATGGAAGGCACTCAGAGACTGAACGGGTGTTGGTGAGTAATGAAGGACTAGCCATCCTGAACTTGCTTAAGATACAGTCCACCCCCTTTGGAAACACTGGGGATTCATCGGGAGATGAAATGAATTTACACATGCCACAAGACGAGGAGTCGGAGGCAGAATTAAAGAATTTGGCAGCGGTACCATTTCAGATAATTAGTCCAGCAAACAATCAGTCAATTATTGGTATTTTCCAGGATTCGTTGCTCGGGTCGTATCAGTTTACACGTGTAGGCGTGAAATTTGACAGTCGTGCAGCGATGAATCTTCTCATGGCGCTAGACACAGTGAATGAGTCGATGTTTAGTAATATAGACGGTAACTTGTCCAATTTTCAAATCCTTTCGCAAATTATGCCGCCGATTACATTGAAATACAAGAAGAAACAATTTGGCGAAAAGGAAGACTACAGCACGTCAAACAATGTACTCGAAATTCGCGATGGACAATACTTGAGAGGACAACTCGACAAGGCTGTTTTGGGTTCGGGGACAAACGGTCTAATCCATCGTACGTGCAATGACTTCAGCAATATGACCTCGGCAAAATTTATCGACGACCTTCAAAATATTATTACGGAATACATGAAAGTAAGTTCATATAGTGTGGGGATTAGCGACTTGATTGCAAATGCGGAGACAAATAATAAAATTGCGGAGGTTATTGTATCCAAGAAAACGGAAGTAAAGGGACTAATCGACCAGTTACATATTGGTGTATTTGATAACAAGACCGGAAAATCGAATGACATTGAATTTGAGAACCAGGTTTCCAATATTCTTAATAAAGCTATCAATGATGCCGGTAAAATCGGTCTGGAAAGTTTGAGCAAGGATAATCGGTTTGTTACAATGGTAAACGCTGGGTCGAAGGGTTCCGAAATTAATATTTCACAGATGACGTCGTGCTTGGGACAACAGGCGATTGATGGGAAACGAATTCCGTATGGTTTTGAAAGCAGAACATTGCCGCATTTTACGAAATATGATGACTCGCCGGATGCTCGTGGGTTTGTAGAGAGCTCGTTCATTAGTGGGTTGCGACCGGAGGAGTTATTCTTTCATGCGATGGCTGGTCGTATTGGTCTGATTGATACGGCGGTTAAGACGTCTACCACAGGATATATTCAGAGACGATTAATCAAGGGGCTAGAAGATTTGAAAGTTGGATATGATATGACGGTGCGAAATAACAAGGAGAGAATTGTGCAATTTGCGTATGGCGATGATGGAGTAGACACGGTAAGAGTAGAGAACCAGTTTATTCCTATTGTAAGAATGACACTTGATGAAATATATGCACATTATTATGTTTCGACAAATGATGACAAGGATGGTGTACTAATGACTGTATTTACGAAAACGGCTGTTACGAGAATGAAGAAAAGTGTAAAGGAGTTGGAAATGAAGACAAAATACTATACGGATATGATGATAGATAAGCGCGACGAAATAGTTAAGAATGTGTTTAAGATGCGCGACAACAATAATGTTTACATGCCGGTGTGTTTTACGCATATTATCAATAACGTGCAGGGAATGCAACATATAACGAAGAACTCTATGGTCGACATTACGCCCCTTGATGTATATGACATGATTGAGGATAATTATAAAATACTCGAAGGATTGTATTATGCTCCTCCTACACAGTTATTTAAAGCAATGTACTACTACTACTTGTCTCCAAAAGAGTTATTGGTTATTAAACGTTTCAACAAAAAGGCGCTTACTGTTTTATTGGAGACGATTACTCTAATGTATAAGCGTGCCCTCGTCGCGCCAGGCGAGATGGTGGGTATGATTGCAGCACAGAGTATTGGAGAACCGACTACACAGCTTACTTTAAATACATTTCATAGTGCCGGTGTTGCGTCGAAGTCGAATGTTACTCGTGGTGTGCCGCGTATCGAGGAAATTCTATCATTGTCGGAAAATCCGAAGAATCCGTCGCTGACGATTTATATGAAAAAGG